CTGCGAACCCAGGAACACCCATCAGCTTGAACAGCCAAGCGTAGTTCCTGGTCCTGTGCTTGTCAATGACAGCTTCGCCGGCCTCCAGGAGGGCGGGGATCCTATCGCCACCACCGAACCCGCCTAGCCGCCCTCCTGTGGAGAACGTCTTCACGAACGGCATGTCGATCTTGCTCAAGCCTATCGCGTTGACGACAGTGTTCCACAGGGCCCGGATTCCGTCGTCGTAGACGTACCTGATAACCCAGTCAACTGGACCCTTGAAGACGCCTTCGATCGTACTCCAAATAGCGCCGAGATCCTTGACGAACCCCTTTGCGCCGCCCTTGATGTCTCCCCAGACAGCTTGCAGGTAGCTCCAGATGCTTTGCCAGATACCGTGAGCGGTGTTGTAGATCGAATGCCAGACACCAAAGAACAGTTGCTCGATAGCGCCGAAGATCCCTGCCGCAGCGGCCTCGATAGCATGCCAGATAGCAGTCAGGAACGCCTTGATCAAGTTCCAGATCTGCTTGCCGTAGCTGTAGATATCGACCCATGCCTGGTGCCAGTGACCCGACAAGATGTCGAGGAACACGCTGAAGATGACAACCAACGTATCCCAGGCGACACTGAGAACGAACTTGATCAGTGCCCACCAGATCTTGACTACGGCTAGGAGTACGTTCCAGAAGATCTTCCAGCCTGCAATGATGATGTCCCAGGCGACACTGAATATACCCTCCATGACTGACCAGAAGATCTTGGTTGACAGGAATAGAGAGTTGAAGCCTATCTTGAACAGTGTCTCTATCAGGCCGAAGTAGGTTCTCAGGACAGCGAAGATGATCGCCCAAGTTGTATTGAACACCGTGCTGATGTTACCCCAGACGGTGTTCCAGACTTCCTCAACGGCTGCGCCGTGTGTCGCCCACCACTTATCGAAATTACCAGAGATCCAGTTCTCTATGTCCTTGAAGACGTTCTCGATCTTCCCCCAAGCACCAGCGATCGAACCCCAGATCATCTGCCAGACGTGATCGATCCAGTGCCACATATCGAACCACATGTTGTGGAACCACGTGCTGATCGGGCCCCAGTGCTTGTAGACCTCGTATCCACCGAGTGCGAGTAGTGCAATCACGGCTATGATGGCCAAGATGATACCGATGACAGGCGCCAGACCTACTTCGGATGCCTCCATGATCGTAGACAGGATCAGCCAAGCACCTGCTACGGCAGTAAGAACACCGACAAGTATTGCCAGTATCGATATGACGGCCAGTATGATCGCGCCCCACTTCAGGATAGTGGGGTTGAGCTTTCCTAGCCAGTTAAACACGTGTGTGAAGATCGTGACGAGCTTATTCAGGATCGGAATGAAGACGTTTCCGATCTCGATCATCAACACGTGGAAGTTGTTCTTCAGGAGCTGGATCTGCATTGCGGGAGTGTTGGCCATGGTGTTGTAGGCCGCTTGCAACGCTCCCTTGCTGTTGCCCATCTCCTTTACTAGACTGTTAAGCTGGCCGAAGTTGTGGATGGCGATATCGAAGAACCGCATGGCCTGAATCGTGCCGCCGGTCCCCTTGAACATCTCCGTCAAGACGTCGTTCTGCTGTGTCGGACTCAGCTTCTTGAGGGCCTCACCCAGCTGGGTCATGATCTCATTGACAGGTAGGAGCTTGCCAGAAGCGTCGACTACCTTGATCATAGAGTCAGCAGTGATACCCAGTTTCGCTGCTGTCGAAGTACCAAGAACATTGGTTACGATCTGACCGAAGTTCTGGATCTTGTCTCTGGACTTGCCAATCGCGTCGAGCGCCCTACCGACTGACGAAGCAGCGTTGGACGCAGACAGGCCGTTCCTAGTAACGAACGCCATGAGAGCTGCAGTCTGTTCGAACGTCTGGTTTTCCCTAACGGCCGGACCAGTTACACGGCCGATAGCGTTGGCGAAGTCCCCATATGTACCAACGCCGTACTTGACCAGGTTGAACATGGTGTCCTGGACCTTAGTTACGTCCTGGACCTTAAACTTGTAAGCGTTCATGATACCGATGCTGGCGCGTTCGGCAGTACTCAGATCAACCTGACCAGCAACGGCTTCCTTCGAGAAGTTCTCTAGCAAGAACTTAGCCTGCGACAGGTTCACGTCCATCGACGAGAAGATGTCGTACAAGCCACTTTGGATCTGATCAAGTGGGACGGCGATCTTAGTCGCAACGTCCAAACCAGCCTTAGCAACGTCGTCGAGTGAGGCCTTGACACCGTACATCTGAGTCTTGGTGAGAGCGACCTGCTTGTTGTACTCAACTGCGTCAGCGGTCGCCTTGCCGAAGAAGGCTAGACCTGCAACACCGACAGCTGCAATACCCGCACCGACAGCCATCAGTGCCTGACCACGTTGGATCGAGGCCTGCGCGGCCTTCTGTTCTGCCTTACCTAGATTGTTGAAATCTCCAGCTAGACCGCGCAGGACACCCGAGCTCATGTTCTGGGCACGGACGACCAGGATGACCTCTCGAATACCGAGGGGCATTACTACCTCCTGGTGTTCCGATTCCGATGTTGCTCTTCCAGCTCCTTTATCCGCTTGGCCTCGACGACCATATCCATCCCGTAGACGAAGAACGAATCCTGATCGAAGAGTCCTCCCGGTTGCGGGAGGCAGTGCAAGTGCTCACACATGTTTACCAAGCCGATGATCTGACCTGCTATCCGTCCGTCTTCAGTGTCAGACGGTCTGCGGCTGGCCTCGCTGGCGCCGGAGTTGACGATGAGGCGGTGGACCTCGGCTCGGAGTTTGGGAGCTGGTTCTCCCAGTTGTGCATGTCCTCGATCAGCTGGGCGATCTCGTCACCAATCATGCCGTCGAGTTGGTCGACGTCGGACGCGACCTTGAAGTTGAGCAGCGTGCCCTGATCGTCCTTCTCCAGGTTGTGCTCGACGACGCACGACGCCATCTCGAAGGACGCGACTGCGGTCTGAGCCTGCTTGACCTGCATCGAGGACTGCTTGGTCCGCTGGTCGGCCTGCATAGACATGGTCATAGCAATGTCCTGGCGGTGCAAGCGCTCGCCGTAAGACATACGACGGAGCTTGACCCAGCCGCCAGGACACGACTTGAGATCGAACTTCTCTGGAACGGTAGAAACGGTTGCTCTGGGCATCTTAGTCCTCCCTTTAGACCTGCGCCCTTTTCTTGTGCGGCTTACCGGCATCTAGCGACTGAAGATGCCGACGATGGTTCCTGTGTAGGCAGGTGTCGTACCAGCGACGACGATGTTCAGTCGACACTTCGTCAGAGCGAACTGGCCTCCGGACAAGCCCGAAGCGCCGGCGCCGATCACCTGAGCGGTGGCTCCAGCAGCGACAGGGCCTGCGAAGTTGGTTGCCCACCACGGACCGGGAACCTGTACCCAGTTGACGTTGTCGACGGTCGTCTGCAGGTTGATCTGCATGGTGGGCGTACCACCTGCAATGGTCATGTTCGCGACGATGAGTCCTGACTTGTAACCGCTCAGGTCGAACGTCGCGCTGTTCACGGTGGCTGCACCCTGCGCTGAGAAAGACTGCAGGGTAACCTGGTCAACGATAAGGCCCACTACTACTCCTTACGTGTGCGGGGTAATTGTCTCTTGCGTCTTGTAGATGATGTCGTACTCGTTACCCGACGCGTCCAACGTGGACTGGTAGGTAATCGAGGCGCGGATCAGGTCACCCTGGCCCGACAACGGTACCTGGTACACGTCCTTGATACCGTTGAACACGTCGAACTGGATGCTGTTGTTGGCACCTGCCGTCGTCAGGACCGTCAGCTTCTGACCTGCGACTGACTGGAACAGCCCGTAGTCGGTCTTGTCGAGGAAGTCTCGTGAAGCCGTCATCTGGATCGAGCGCTCGCCGTAGGCGACGAACTGAGCGCCCTTGGCGTTCTTGAGCCTGTACTGCGCCGCGCCGGCGTCGTCGATGTCGAACGAGAACGTGTCCATGTCGGTGACGGCTGTCGGGCTCGGTATCTGAACACTCCACGAACCCGGACCGTACGGAACCGATGTAGGCCAAACCACAGAGCCGGGAGCCGACTGCGTAGCTTCCGACAACCCGATGATGTCGGCCTGGTACTCCAGGACGTTGTTGTTCACGGTGAACGTCTGCTTGGTAGTACAGCAACCCGTGTAGCCGAACACCTGACCGTTCCGCACGACAGTGATCGACAGCGTCCGAGGGGGCACCGCGACCGAGGTCGGCGTGTAGGTGTAGACCCAGTTCGGAGTCGACCCCGACTTGACACCGACAGCTCTCGACACCTCGGTGAAGTAGAGACAGGTATCTTCCGTTGCCTCCATCGTGATCGTGCCTTCAATATCGAAGTCACCTGGCACGACACCGATCTGTGCAGCGGACTGCCGAATCGGTCGACGGTAGTTGTTCTGTTCCTTGTACTCCAGCGTCTCCGACAGAATCGGGACGAACTTCGTCGGCGCTACATACGTACCGACAGTTGTCTCGAAGGCGACACCGATCAGGCCACCTGCGCCAATGCCGTACCCGCTCACTCCTCACCACCTTCGTCCTTGTTGTCGTTGTCCTCGCCGCCGTCGCCTTCGTCCTTCTTGACGACCTTGACACCGAAGATGTTGAGTTCCGTCGGATCCTTAGCGCGCATAGGCAAATGCACGCGCAGACCTGTCTTGGGATGCGGATCGGAAAGGTTGACGACCGAGTTGATAGAACGGAACCGCTCTATCTGCTCGTCATCCACATCAGTCGTCGTGTTGTTGTGGAACGTTCCGAGACCGTGGATGTAGACGTCGGAGTCACCCGCGCTCGGGTGATCTACAATCACCTGGTAAGTCATTTACACCACCTGCTGTGGGAGTGTCGTCTTGCTCTGAGATTCAAACGTCAATCTAGCCCCCATCATGAGGGAACCACTCTTGGTAATCATCCCCGGCTCGTTCTGCGTACATAGTACCGAGAAGACGTTGCCTCCCAAGAGCAAGTCACTATGCACCAACGTCTCGATGGCATCTGCTAGCGTCGTTGCACCGTGGAGGTTCTGCTGCACATCCTGGATCTTCGAGTAGTACACCAAGACGTATGTTTCGAACGTGTTCAGCGTCCTGAACGTAGCACCTTGGAACTCGCGCTTCTTGTTCCCAGGAGCTATGCACAGCGCAGGGGTGTTAGGAATCAGCTCCTGATCTCCATACCAGACACTATTCACGCCCAGAGCGGTCATGTTGGTAGGGTTGAGAAGCTTCTGGTAGATGTAGTTCGCTACCACTTCGTTACTGTCAGTATTGGGGCCGGGAGGCATCACAACCCCAATCTGGCGACGATACGCTCATTCATCCAGATCTCGAACTCTAGCTGGATAGCGTCCAAGTCCTGAGTCTGAACTAGAGCAAACGGTCGAGCAGGTGCGTAGGCCTTCAGACCACCACTCAACACCTTCTGCATCATTGCCTGGAAGCCCTCGGCCGAAGTTGCACCTGCTCCAGCTGCAGTAGCGCTGCCGTAACCTGCCTGGTGTAGTGCGCCATACCAGATCTTGTCTGGCAAGTCGAGAATAGCTGCCTGGGTCTGCGTTACGGTCCAGATATTGAACTGGCCCATAGTCTTGTAGAGCAATCCAGACCTTAGCAGCGGATCTCCAACTGGAAACTTAGTCTTGGGGTCTTGAGCCTTAACCATTAGCGTCGCATCAGACAGCGGAGTCCATGCCTCCGGCCTACCTCCAGCAATGAAGTTCTTCTGGATGCTAGGCGCGAGGACTCGCTGGATCGAACGCTTCAACGGCTCACGAAACGACCTGATATCAAGTTCAAGAGTGTCAAACGCCTTTGCCGACATAGCGATCGTAGGGGTAAACGAATAGCCCAAGTTGATCATACTGTCAACTCGGACAGCGTTCGGCGTTACGGTCGTAGTCGAGGTCGTTGCCACTAGAACACCTGACCCATTCCAAACTTGGCCGGACCCAACGACAAGTCGTTGCAGTCCGTATTCGTTCTCCATGCGTCCCAGGTCGAGCTGGTATCTGTCGGATAAAACACCGGAGCAACCGCAGGCTGGTTAGGCGCGATCTCCGCGATCGAAATCGAGCCGTTGATAATGTCAGTCAGCAGTGCGGTCGCCCAGGTCCTAAGCGTCAGACCATAACTCGCAGCTCGCTGGTCCGACACAACTTCGGAGTACTGCCTATCGTATACCCAGCCGGCATACATCATCGACATTACCTGCTGGACAACTTCAGGCGTAGTAGTAGCGTCAACCCAAAGTGGAACGAACTGGGCGTAGGTCTCGGTGAGTCTCCCGAGGATCTCTCCCGAGACCTGCGCTTCCAGTCCTGCGTCTAGAGAGGTCACGCTCAGCTTCGTTGTCTCGAACCAGGCCTGGACCTGTGATGTAGTGATATGTGCCAACGAAGCCACCCCCTCTTACTTGCCGTTACCGCCCTTGCTAGGAGCCGGAGACTCCACAGGGGCAGCTTCCTTCTGATCGGTCTCCGCCTGAGCGTCGACCTGCGCATCCGTGTTGGCCTGCATGTCAGCGATCTGCGCTTCGAGCTCGGCGATCCGGGTGTCGCGCGGGTCTACGTAGTCCTCTCCTGCAGCTCGCGCTTCGAGGATGTTGGGGTCATCCTCCCCGCCCTGAACGACCACGTTGCCGTGCTCCAGGTAGTAAGCCCACTGGTCTTCGTCGAAGTCCTCAGGGCGAACCGTAGTACCCGAAGGAACGTCCGGACCCAGCTCGGTGTATGCCACATAAGCCATGTCGTCTCCTAACCGACGAAGGCCGGGCTGAGGACGCTGGTGAACAGGAAGCCGCAGATCGACTTGTTGTTCGAGTCCAGGCCGATCAGCTCGAGGTCGTAGCGCTGGCGGAACCGGATGATGTCGGAGGCCCGACGCTCTTCCCTCCACCTGTCGACGATGCCGCCGCCGAGCGCGTTGTCCGTACCCATCGGGGTCGTGGGGTTGAGTGCCGTGCCGTCGGGACCAGCAGGAATGCCCTGGCCCGAGAACGCACCTGAACCGAAGCCCAGACTGCCTCCGCCGCCCCCGCCGAAGCCCCAGGTGAACTGGTAGGCGAAGGCAGGCACCTTGAGACCCGGACGCGGAGGCGTGTAGGCCAGCAGGACCTCGATGTTCCAGAGGTACTGCAGCGCCAGGACCTGGCCGGGGTTGTTGGTTGCGATGCCGAAGCCGGGGACCACCACGTTGTTCAGGCTGAGCAGCGACGCCACCAGATCCGGAGTCAGCACGGCACGTTCGACGTACTGGATCCGGTTGATGAGGTCCTGGCAGTCCTCGAGTGCCGACATGACCTTGTAGGGGATGATCGCCTGGTTGATCGACAGGAAGGACAGCTTGTGGACCTGCCGCCCAGCCGTACGGATGTCCCGGATCGGCGTGGCGTTGGAGT